GTCAACTTAGGATTGGCGGCCAGTATGTCGTCAAGCATACTGTTGGTGGTTGACTCTAGCAGGCGCGGCGTGAACCCTCGCTTCACTACGGGGACGGCTTCCTCGCCTCCCTTGATCAGGGCATTGAGACCGCCAGCCAGTTGTTTGTAGTTAGGCATAGTTACACCGCATATGGGTTGACCCGCGCAGGCTGGGTATCGTAATAATCGTCATCATCATCATACCTTGGCTCGGGGTCAATGTCGAGCCATCCCATGTCTTTGAGCCACCTCATGGCCTGTGTGGCCGAGTCGACATAGTCATCATGCGTTGAGTCAGGGAAGGCGCATATCTGGGACAAAAAGCCCTCGCACCAGTCCTTGACATAGCCCTTGTGCACCTCTGACTCAGGGAGCCAGACACGCTTGGCGACGAAGATGGCCGCCGTGATCTGGAGCCTCTGCATCTTGTCTGCCCTGCCGGGGTTATAGCCACGCACCATGAGGTGGGCCTTCTGCAACTCTTGGATCAGAGAGAGACCTGCGGCCTTCTCCTCCACCAAGATGAGGTCTGGGCGCTTGGCCTCCTTGCCCTCACCATAAGACACGCGCCACTCGTCCTGCACCCGCTCCTTGAGTTTAGGGAAGGTGAGGTGCTCGGCCCAGCAGTCGATCAGCAGGACAGACATCGGGCCATCCTGCGGCTTGAACACGCCCCAAGTGGTCATGGCCGTGGGGTCGTTGTAGTCCTTGTCGGTGTAGGCGCAGTCGTAGGACTGGATGATGTACTCGAACTTAGGGAACGGCTTTCCAGCAGGCCACATCTTGAACATATCGCGGGAGACCACCTTGCCGTCCTCGAGGTCGACGATAGCCCCCATCACCTCCTGCTCGTACAGTTTGGTGCCCTTGTACTGCTCGAGTTGACGCTGGAATGCCTTGTCAAGGTTGGCGGCGTTATCGTAGGTGCTGGCGCGGGACACCACCACATCGTCACCCTCGCGCCCTACTAGGTCGAGAATCAAGTCCTTTGGGCGCGGTGTTGTGGTCACGATCACCCGAGGGTGGCTGTACGGTTTATCGTCGGGCTTGATACGCAGGCCCAGCATCATGTTGTCCCATGCCTCATTGGGGCCAAGGTAACTGAAAGCGGCCAACTCGTCACACCAGCAGAACGATGAGTTGATACCGCGCAGGCGGTCGTAAGAGTCAGCCGACACGCCCCTGATCTTGGAACCGTTGGACAGTTTGATCAGGTGGTCTTGCTTGTTGTAGTCGATCACTAGCGGCTCGGGGATGCAGGCGAGCAGTCCGCTCGGCCCTTCAAAGCAGGTGAATTTCAAGTCCCCCGATGTAGGGGCCAGCACCACGCTCATTGTGCCGGGGTGCGTCCATGCCCACCACCACAAAGCCTCAGCGGCACTACGAGTCTTCCCGGCTCCGCGCCCGGCCAGCATCAAGAAAACCGTGTAATCGATCTCAAGGTCTGGCGGTATCTGGTAAGGGTGCGCCCGTATTATCCATTCGGCGTGTGCTATGTATGCGAGTCGGTCATGCTCAGGCTCGGCGTTGAACTCCGCCTGCACTGTTGGGTCTTCAAGCAACTCAGCCAGCACGCTTGGTCATCTCCATGTTGCGGATGATCTCGAGGAACTTGTGGGCGCTCGAGTCCTCTGTCTTGATGGCGGCTCCACCCTCCACGCCTTCCACAGCCATGCGGTCGCCGTACTTCTTGGGTTTAAGTTTGGCCGCCGTCCACTTGCGGGCCTCTATGCGATTCTTCTGCCACTGAATGTAGGTCACATCCAGACTGGTACGGCCATCCTTATCGGTGTACTCAGGCGGGTGCTCGTCAGCGATGGCGATGATTTCATCGGCGTTGGTGTCGGCCTGCTCCTCACGAGCGCGCGCGTATTGCTCCGCGAACGAGGGGTGGCGCAACAACCACTCATACACCGTACTCTGCGCAGGCATGACTCCAGCCTTGTCTTCTCTCAGTATCTGACGCAGGCTCATTCCCTCTGCTAGTAGGATACAGATGAGGTCAGCAGTGCGTTGGTTGAAGGTTGTAGGTGCTCCGATCTTTTTCGGGGCTGTAGGCGTCTTTGCGGGCGTCATGGCACCCTTGGCCTCTGTCTTAGGCTTTGACGGCTTGGCGGGCTTTGTAGGCCCCTTCTTGGCGGTTTCTGGCATGACCCGTATTCCCTTCGGTTCGGTTGATTGTCGCCAGTGTAGCAAACCTCAAGGGTTTTCGCCAGTAGGTTGTTGGACTCGATTCGGTCTTCGGCTCAGGCGCAGTGGAAAGCCAGAAAAATCTGCGCGTCGACATCCTCGATTGCTGGCTTGACATCCAACACGACTGGAGACTCCCCTCGGTTTCTATCTTCCGATGGGCAAGTGAATGCCCGAATCCCCATGCGCGTTGGCCCCACTTTCGTGGGAACCATTGTGAAACCATTAAGGTTTCTTGGCCTCTCTGCATATGTTTTGGACATAGGCGCTTGACTGTTGCTGGGCACACTCTTCTTCTGTCAGCATAAAGTCCGGCACCCACGCCATCAGCGTAAAAACCAGTAAAAAGATTATACCAATTACGATCTTCTGTGTCAGCGTTTCTTCAGGTAATTGTTGACTTGGAAGGTCTTTCATCATGTCGTCGATCTCCTGCTTATTCATGGTTTCGCTCCTTCAAGGTTTTGTCGATGCCTGCGGCAAAGTGGCCCAGTTGGTGGCCGAACGATGGGTGCACGCAGTGAGACTCCTCCCACTGCTTGTCGATGTCCTCAAGGGTGACTCCCCGCCACTCCTTGCGTTGGTCGTCATTCGTCTTCTGGGTATTCGTCTGGGTCATTTCGATCCTCCTCTGTCTCAATTGCGGTATGCAGTGCCTCCCAGTCCCGCTGAATTTGGCGTTGGCGCTCTTCCTCTGCGCGTTGCTCTGGGGTGATGGCCTGAAACTGCTTGCGCAGTTCGGCCTCCATCTCGTTCATCAGGTCGCCCATATTGGTCATTTTGCTTCCTCCACGGTCACGCGGTACTTTTTGCCGAAGCGGTCTTCGACCATGATGGTCTTCTTGGTGCTGGCAAAACCGCCAGTCTCGGTCAGGTCGTACTGTGGGCGGCTCACGCTGGCAAGCAGGCGCTCAGTGTCGTTGGTCTTCAGGTTGCCCACAATGGTGTGCGCGATGTAATCGCAGTAGGCGATGTAGGACTTTGGCAGGTTGTCAAAGAACTGGTTGACGATGGTGTTCATTGTGTCGAAGTGGCTCATGGTTTTCTCCTTAGTTGAGTTGCTCGGCGATCTCTTGCTCGATCTCGTTGATGATCTTGTCGGTCAGTTTGCGCTCCAGCCAAGGGGCCTTGCGGCCACGGCGGTCGAGCACCTCGAACTCGCACTCGGTGTAGCCGTGGTAATCCCAGTCGCTGGCGGCGTGGTACGAGTAAGAGCCGCGCACGCTCTCAAAGTAGGTCACACCCACGATGCAGGGGATGCCTGCCACTCTTGTTTCGATCTCTGCTATGTATGCCATTTCACTGTCCTTTCGCTGTTGATGGTGTAATTGTACATTAAACGAGCAACCCCGCAAGGGGGTTGACAAAATATTTTTATGCCGCCTCCAGCACCTTGGGGCGCTGGATCACGGTCTGCTTGACGCCGTTGTAAACGGTGTGCTCTTTAACGCTGGCCTTCACTGTGCAGGTGTCACCCTTACCGCCGAGGTCTGAGCGACCCTTGTAGGTGATGGCGTTGCCCTGCTCATCGCGGGCGATGGTGATGTAGTTGTCACCATAAAACTCAGACTTGAGCACAATGATGCGCTCGACGGTGATGGTCAAAGTGACTTTGTCGCCCACTACGCCAATGTGCTGGCTGTTGGCGCGTGCGGCCTCGAGGCGGTCGATCACCGCAAAGCAAGACTCTACGGCCTCGACTTGTCGGGCGGTTAAGTCACCCCAATGGGCCAAGTTGTACGCCATGCTACGCAGGAACTCATTGGTGCCTTCGTATGCTTCCAAACGGGCCACCAAGGCGCCGTTGGCGTCGCGCCATGCTTGGGTAGCCTCGAGGCGCTGTGCAGTGCGCTGGGCGCGTTCTGCCTCGATCTGAGCCTTGCGTGCATCGCGGCGCTTTTGTGCACCAGCCTGACGGCGTGCACGAGTATGCTCGGCGCGAACTTCCAAAAAGCGATCAATACCCCAGCCAGTCTTGGCAACGCAGTCGCAACCGACCTTGAACTGCTTTGCGCCAGCAATGGAACCCTTGATCCAGAACTCCCAGCGAATGCCAGTGCCGCAGTAGTCGCAAACACCACCAGCCTTGGTTGTGCCGTCGCCGTTGTCCCAAACATTCTCGCTCACGCCTGTGCATGAGAAAGGTGCCTTGCCGAGTCCTGCTTTTTCAAATGGGTGTGTCATTATTCGCTCCTGATTCGCTGTTGTAGCACTGAGAAGTTCGGTGCATGAGTGTAATTGTATATTAAACGAAGGGGCTGTCAACCCCCTCGCTCAATTTATTTTTCTAGGGACTTTCCCTTATCCTGACCAGCCTCGAGAATCTTGTTGGCCGCACTGAAAATGCGCTGGGCTGTCTTGTCGGTGATCTCCGCGCCCTGCAACCAGTTCTGGATGTAGCCACGGGACTCGTGCAGGCCGGGCAGGTCGAGCAGTGAGCACAGGATGTAGGCCACGCCCTCTGCCTCGACTTCGCGCACATCGCGGGGTGTGCTTTCGCTGTCAGACAGTTGGCCTTCCTTGGTGTGGCCGAGCACCACATGGGCGATCTCGTGGAAGCGAGTCTTATGGGGCAACACGGCCACAGGGTTGATGGCGATGCTGGACTCGTAGGCATAGCCTTGGCAGTTGCCGTCGGTGTGGCCGAAGGGCACCTCTGTGATGCTGAGGGCCTCGAGCGCCTTGGCCTTGTCCCATGCTGGGATGACCACCTCGTTGACATACTCTTCGCCTTCGGTCTGGCCGAGCACGAACCAGTTGTTGCGCAGGGTGAACAGGCTAAACACCTCGCCTGTCTTTTCGCCTGCGTCATCCTTCTTGCTGATGGTGACGGGCATTACCAGCGCGATGGCCTTCTGGCCCTTGCTCACTGAACGGCCCAATTTTTTCCATGCGTTAAAACTGGCGATGGGGCCGATAGGGATGTCACGGGCGATGCACTGGCTGTAGGCCAGCAGTTGGTTGCCGATGCTGTAGCCGTGGAATGTGCTGTAGCACTTGCTGATGATGCCGGGCTGGTTGATGGCATCGTTGAGTAACTGAGAGAAGTTTGCTTTTTCCATGATTCGCTTTCCTTTTTCGCTGTACTGCGACATTGCAGTGAAGTTAGTATAACACCAAATTAAACGATGCAACACTTTTTTTTAAAATATTTTCTAAGTATTTTCCCTAGTGTTGTTTTGAAGGGGCCGTGGCCCCTCCGAGTTACTGCTTGGCCCAGTAGCCGTACACCATGCGCTCGGTGCAATTGAATATGTCTTGGGGCACGCCATCAATCACTGCCACATAATGACCTGCCTGCTTGGCTATCACGGTGCCCGTCAGGTCACGGCAACGCGCCTTGCGGCCTGTGAACTGGGGGGCCTTTTGCCACACCCAGCCGTAACGCTTGAGCACCTCGGCGTAGATGTCTTTATTGATGCCATTGCGTGCTGATTTGGCGCGACCGTTGTCGGCGTTGGCTTGAGCCAATTCTTTGTACACGGCGCTGTAATCGAGGCCCAATGCAATTGCCATTGCACGAGCACCACAGTCACCCGCTGTGCCCTTGAACCCTGCGGCCTTCCGGCCCCCGTCGTTATATTGATAACTCATTTCGCTTTCCTTCGCTGTATCTGACTATGCGATTTGCTGTGTCAGTGAAGTTAGTATAACACTAAATTAAACGATGTCAACAAATATTTGAAATTATTTTGTAGGTACTTTCCCTAATGCCTTGCGCTCGGCTATCGCCCTTTGCAGGGCGTGCCAGAAGGGGGACTCAATTGGCTTCAAGCGGCTTGTCCTCCTGCTTGAGGTGGTATAGCAACTCAGCCAAGGGCAACTTGTCTCCCTTGTACTGCTTTGCATATCGCTCGATCTCGGCCACGATGTAGTCGCACCCGTGGTCAAAGCCTTTGATGTAGTCGATGTCTTTGTCGCTGTATGTCATAGATTCCCCAATGCCAAATAACCTTCCGGCGTTACTGTCCAAACCACCGCATCTTTGCGCTGGGCCGTCTTCCTACGGTGGCCGCTGTCGACCACAAACCCTTTGTCCATGAGTGACACCCGGCAAGGGCGGTATGAGTTGCCCTGC